TCAAGTGGATCAAGAACTGTTTCTGCCCATGCTTGGGCTATGGGTAGAGTAAGAAGTTTTGTAACTGGTAGAGGTGGTGCAAGAAAAGCAGACGCAGACTTAATAAGAGGTAAAAGAAGAAGAAGATGAGTTTTACAAATACAGATTATCAAGCAAAACTATCACCAAGTATGACCGAAAATTGGTTGGTACAAATATTTAAAAATACTACTTCAAGTGTATCTACAACCGATACACCTGATTTTAGATTTAGTTTTTCAGATACAACATACAATAATCTTACTTACTATCCAGCAATATTAAATAAACCAAGTGTAAACTATTCACTTGATTTAAAAGCATTCACTACAAAAACTGGAAGTGTAACTTTAAATCTTGCTAATATAAATTTAGATGGAACAACTTTATTAGAACTATTAGGAAACGATACATTAAATGGACAAGTTAATATTTTATCTCAAATTGATAATGATAATACTGCTGCTAATGCTTTACAAATATTTAGTGGTAGAGTTAGTAGTTTTGCTTACAGAAACAACACCATAGTATTAAATCTTGTTTCGAACAGACCATTTCAAAATGTTTCTGTACCACAAGGTAGAACCAGCAATTCTACTGATCCTCAATACAATAACAAACTAATACCTTTGGTTTTAGGGGATTATACTGCAAACACAGGATTTGTTTCAGGACAAGATGTCTATGCTTGTGAGTTTCTAAAAAATGATGGTAATAACTTTATCTATATTATACCTGAAAGCACAAGTGGTACTGATAAATTAGAATTTTATGATAAGGGTTTAAAACGATTTGTTGAACTGGTAGATACCAATACGAGTATTGTTACGATTGATAGTGCAAAAACACTTTCAGTACCAAGAGAAATGAAAAGGCAGTTTAATATGTTGCCTGATGATATAACACAAACATTAGTTGGTGCAGATGTAAGTTTGAGTTCAGGAAGTTTAGCAAATTCTTTTAATGGAGATACTGGCAATAATGCAACATTTTCTAATACTGCTGGATATTCAAGTGAAGCCAAAGGTGTAGTGTTGCAACTTAAAATGCCACAAGTAAATGGTAAAATAACTGCTATCACATTAGGATTATCAGGGACATATAGTCAAACTTTGACTGGTAGTCCATCAGGAACAGATGGTGCTTTTTTTAATTTAGCAACTTCTTTAAGTAGTAGTTTTGGTGCAACAACAAGCGATATTGAGTTGATAGGAACTGCAAGTAGTGGTGATAAAGTTGATAGATCAAATGTTGCTTTACCTACATCTACCGATATTGCAAGTATTTTGGTTGATAATGCTTTACCTGATGAATTGTATTTAAGTTTTAAATTTAATGCTTCAGGAGATGGAGATTATAGTAATTTCAATGTTGTGTTAAGCAATATATTTGTTACGATTACAGCACAAAATGATTTAACTAACGAACCTATTGCATCACAAGAATTTAATGCTGGGATAGATAAATTATATCTTGGAAGAAGTGTGCTTACAGAAGGATTTACTGCACACTCATCAGTACCTACATTAAGTGATTTAAATAATCCAGTATCTATCCATAGACAAATATTACATGATATTATTAATGTTGCAGATTCAGATAGTGATACAAAAATAGAAAACTCAGGATTTAAAAGTGTTGCAGAATTACGAGATTCTACATTAACCAGTCCAACATCTACACATTGGAAAACAAGAATTAATCTTTATGAAGAAGAATCTTTTGAAAGTGTATTAGAACAATTACAATTTGAGGGTTGTTTCTTTTTTGAGTTTAGCCCACAAGCACAACAAACAAGTATTAGTGGTGTAAATGAATTACGATATTTTACTATACCTGATAATCCAGTAGCAGCAGTAGATTTATCACAAAACGATATAGCAAACTATGAACTTGGTATTACACCAGTTTCTGATCTTGAAACAAACATTGTAGTAAATTACAAACCACACCCAACAGAAAATCAATATTTGAAACAAGATACTTTTACTTCATCAACAAGTGGTTCTGTACATGGAACAATCTTTGACAATGCTTCGCACCAAAAACAAGAAATCAATTTAGACTTTTTGATTGATGCAGTAGATGATGTGAGTGGATCAAGAAATTCAAGTTGGATTAATTTTAGAAGTAGTTTATTTGGTGAATATAAAACAGTAGTAAGCACCACCTTAGTAAATCCTGAAAAGTATGCTATGTTGCAAGTAGGTGATTTTATTGACTTTGGTGAGATTACATTTTCAGAACTTGGTACACCATTTTCAGAAATATCAGATACATTCGATAGTTTTATTGCTATGCCTACAAGATTATTTAAAGATGCTTGGAGTGGTAAAAAGTTCATCATAACAAATTTAAAAAGACAAGTTGGTAAAGTATCAATACAAACGAGGGAAGTATAATGGCAAGTTATTTTATTTATGATAGTATTAATATGTACAGAAGTGATAACACAGTAAGTGAAGGACAAATGACAGATAGTGGAACTCCTACTTTTTCTGCATCAGATACTTTGACTTCACATGAAAGAGCAAACGACGAAAATATCGGAACTACTATTTCAGGAGTTGCAGATAGAGATGCAATAGAGTATGCAGTTGGTAGTAGTGCCACAGCAGATGCTGCAGCAGTTTATTTTACTGGAGATGATGGAGTATCAAGTGGAACTATTTTGACTTTCTTTATAGATACCGACAGAACCAGTTTGCCAAGCAAAGGTACAATATCAGCAGTAAGTGGTGCTGGGTGGGCAGTAGCAGATTTGACAGAAACTACTGGAACAAAATTTTTTACTGAATTTAATGCTTCAGTATCTAATG